TTGACAGTACCGCTGATGTATTGCAACAAGTTTTGACGAGTTGGGTTAACAGTACCAGCAGAGTAGAGTTTTGATTTCCACTATGTGTTGTTGGTACGGTTGATGTTGCCGTATGTGGCAAGGGTTGTACCGTCATCAACAGCGCCGGGCAAACCAATGAATTGCGTGGAGTTGGTCGTGTTGTTGTACAGAGCGGTAGCCATGCTGTCCATCATGCTGTTTGTGGCATCGTTCATACGAGCCTCAATCAGAGGAATAACAGCGTAGTCTTGTTGGACTGCACCTTCCATGCCTAGGAACGGCACGGGAGCAATCATCAACTTTAAGTTGTATTCAGCGTTGGTCACACCGACTTGGACTGATGGTTGAGCGAACGAGCCGCTGTAATCAGACCATTGCGATGTAATCATCTGTGAGCCTTGGACGGGAGCGGTCACGGATGACACACCACCAGAGGCTTGTTGTGAGTTGGACAACAATGCTGCCAACAGGGGAGTTGAGTTGTACAGTTGCACAACCAACTTAGGAATGAACGCCCGACGGGTTACGTAGGAAAGTTCGGTGTACTGGGCAGAGCCAGTACTCGGAATGATGCCGCCACCAATAGCCATGAAAGACTCCTAGAAAAAAATCCCCTGTTGTTAACCTTGACCTTACAGACCAATTGGTCGTGTAGGTTTGCGAAACTCACGTAGCGACTCAGCCGCAACATCACGAGCAGCTTGCACAGGGTTCTTGTGGAACGCCTTGAGGTCAAACTGCCGCATTGGGTTGGGATTGTAGCCAGTAGGTGTAGGAACAGCAGCTTGTTTCATAAAATTATGATACTCGGCTGCTGCTTCGTGATTAGTAATGCCTTTGTCGAGCATCAATTTTTCAACTTGCTGGACTTCATCTTTGGACTGAACCAAACCTTTTTCCAGCAAACTTTTTCTGCGAGATTCCAAGTTGTCCATTGCGTCACGCTCTGCCAACTTTGCTTCCAGCGATGCAATTTTTTGTTGCGAGGCCGTGAAGTGTTTGTTGACGCGATCTTCAATTTCCAATTCAGGCAGCGCCACATCTGGGCGAACCTGTTTGGTCATTCGCATGAATTCCGTGCGAGTGGCAGGATTTTGTGACAACTGGAGTGCCAACCGCGCCAACTCGTCGCGTTCTTCGTAAGATTGATTTTCTAAAGACATACTTATCCCCTTTGTTTATTAGATGACTTTTTTAGTGCCGCCGGGTTTTTCCAGCGTCATCTTGTTCTTGTACATACGGCTGTTGATGGCAGTACCATCTTTGCCGCCACCGAACTCCGAAAAGCGTGGTGGGTTGAACACTTGACCGTGTTGCATGTTGTTGTCGGTGGGTTTGCGGATGGGCAAAGAGCCACGGGGTTTAAAAACGTCCATGATGTTTCCTTACATTGGGAGTGGAGGTTGTTGCATACCCGGCACAGGTGCTTGGGCGATGCTTCTTTGCTCTGGTGACGCACCACCTGCTTGCGGCAGGGTTTGAATCATCTGCAAAATTTCTGCTGGCATGAGTTCGCGGTTTTTAGCCTCGCGTTTGCCAAACATTTTGTGCAAGGAGGACAACGATTTCATAATCTGTTGGCCTTCTTCTGTTTCGCTACCCAGCGCTGGCAAAGATTGCTCTAGCAAATCCATCGCCATCTGAATGTTGATGTTGGCTGCTGCCTTGCTTCCCATTTTGGGTTCTGGGGTAGACATGGGTGAACCCATTGGAGGAGTAGAAGCGTCAGGTCCTGCGCCAGCAGAAGCGGGAGCAGGAATGTCAGTATTCTCAGGGGCTTGACCCTGTTGAATTAACTCCATCATCTTGTCCATCGGCATACCAATTCCTTTAAATAGGCGGTGGTTAGGTGTTCAGCCAACCACCAATGCTGGGTTGCATCTAAGCAAATGATCGTCCTTGCGGATGATTACTTGCGTTTAGATTTACGCATACCTTTGCGTGTTTTACGTGCCATTTTATTGACTCCTTAAACAGCGGCCACATTTAAAAGGGAATGCAGCCATACCCTACCCGGTTCTACCCGAATTCTTACGATCTCTTTTCTGAGCGAGTATCCCGTTTGGTCTGCCCACTCAAGTTACTGCGTTTATACGACATTTCGCTTTTACGTGCAACACCTTTGTCGCCAACGTAGCGAGGTTCGTTGTTTGGGTTACTCACCCTCCCAGTAAAACTTTGATTTGATGCCATTATGCAGCCTTTTTAGGTTGTTGCTTTTGCTCTTGTTGCGGAGGTTGTGGCGGCTGTTGTGCGGCCTTCTTTTCCTCGTTCTCAAGATCATCTTTGAGCAATTGTTTCATGGGTGGGTCAACCAAGTCAATCAGACGTTTCTTGTCAATGACTTTGGCCTCAAACAACTTGAATGCCAAGTCGCGGCTGTCTTCCATGAAGATTGGCGAATTGGAGTGAGCGTCCACTTTCACCACGTAGTCCTGCGTGAACTGCTCGGCAATGAAAGCCATGCCCTTCTCGTCTTGGTAGCGTGTCTCGTCATACGCTTGCATGAGTTTGAGATACAGAGTGGCAAGTTTTTCCAGACTGTCTTCAATGATGAGCGCACGTTTTTTGGCGCGGCTAGAACCTAACCTTGCCAGTTGTGATGCGTGACCCGCAGAGCGAACGCCTGTCTCGCCACGGCCTTGCAAGACGGAGGAAATACCGCTGGCCTCGGCAAACATGGCATCAATCTCGGCAATCTCTTTGAACAAGTCCTCTGGCATCTTGGGCGCAAGTTCTTCAATCTTGCCGCCGGGTGTGTCAGACAAAATAAAACTGCTTGGGCTGTTAAGCGCAAACATTTTCTCGTCGGTGATGCCCATGAAGCCGCTGGCTGCTTTGGGTGGGTTGACTTGCTTGGCAAGCAACATCGAGATTTCACCAACACGTTTTGTTCTAAGTTCTTGTAAATAAATAAGTTTTTCAACTTCACTCTGACCCCAGAAGTAGTCGTAGAGTGGGCTGGGACAGATTTGGACGAACGGGCATTCGCCTTTCAAGAACATGCTTTCACCAGAGCGGTCATAGATCACAACGTCTGGGTTTGCCATCGTGACAACTTGGTAATCTTGCGTGTCATCGTTCCACACCCACAACTCGTACATTTCGACAACTTGCTCGCCAACGATGGCTTGGTAACGAGACATGCTCTCCAAAGAGAGCGCCACGTTGCCGGTGATGGTGGGCATGGTCTGCGAGAACGCCAAACGGTTCATGGCGTTGGGCGTTTCCTCTGTGGGTTTGGGCGCTTCAAAGACTCGGCGCAAGATACTGTCACGTTGCGGGTGGCTGTACAAGCGGGTGTACAACTCACTTTTGGTCATGTAGTACTTGTGGCAGATGGCCTCTTGGCGATCTGAGTACGGCAAGTCTTCACGCAACACGCCGATGGTTGCAGGCTCGATGACGTAAGGGTGGATGCTGCCGGCCTTGCCCATCACGACTTTGACAAACGTAGAGTTGTAGACCAGAGACCAATTGATTGCCGTAGAGAACACTTGGTCGGTGTTGCTATTTAACCACTCGTCGTTAAGAGCGCGGGTAAGTACGGGTATCTTGGTGTGTTCTGATTTGTCAACAGAAGCCCCGATGTTGATGCTAAACCGTGTGGTCTCAGACGAGTACAGGAACGAATTTAGCTGGTCAATGTGCGGGGCAATCTTGTTGTACAACGCAGGAGGGTCATCGGGTGATGCGCCAAACAGAAAAAAGCATTTGAGTTTGTCGTACTGAATCTTGCGATAGTCCAGCGAGACCATGCACTTGGTCATCGTATCAATGTAGAAGGCTTCTCGTGCATCGGCTTGTTCTGGAATACGCATAGGTCAGGTCACTTCTGAATGGATAGGTTTTCGTGGTCATGTCTAACCACGGAAGGACGTAATGTGTCAATCTTACCTGTTTGTTTGGCAAGTTGTAAACCGTTCACAGACTCGTCTTTGATAGGTGCGGTGTTGTAGCCGGCAATCTGGTTCGGGTTTGCCCATTGCACGGCATACGGGTTTTGTTGCTGTGCTGGCGCAAATCTTGCAGGCTGCGCTTCACCCTCGCGGGTCGATTTGATGTCGGTCATGTTGTATTCGCTGGCAAGACCTTTGAGGGTCGTGTCGGCGTGACGGGTGCTGTCAGAACGCATACCCACCGGTTGCAGGAATACTTTGACGATGGAATCGCCTTCGCATCCGTATTTGCATCTCGGCTCCCACGCCTCAAAGTAGCCGTGTGCCAAACATTTGTAATCGTGTAAAACTGCCATTTCAATTCCCCTGTAGGTCACGTTCAGAATAGTCATATCGGTTGACCATGCCGATACGCATCACAATCTTGCCGTCTTTGACTTGCAGCCCGTACTTGGGCGCAAACACCGGTTTGGCTTCTTTTCTGTAGTCCACGTACACAGTACGATCTTTGCGCTGCATGGTTCTCACCAAGCCTTGTTTCCAGTAATGGTAGCCACGGTTGACTCGTGTTTGCACCATCTCTGTGAGCGGGGCTTTGTTGTACATGAATACATCACGCATGTGGTCTACGTTGATGCCGCACAACTCGGCAAACATTTTGTGAGAGATGCCTCTGTCGCCGTCAATCAAGAATTTGCGGATTTGACGTTTGAGTTCATCTTTTGTCAACGGTGTCATTGTCTGAGTCCTATTTTTGCCAAATAGTTTGCTGCCACTTTGCCCACGTACATGTCTTGATCTGAGGTTTCTGCGTCTTTGGCCTGCTTCTCGCGGGTGACGTAGTTGGCGATCAAGCGAGGCTGCACTTGCTCTGCCCACGCCACGGTAGCCAAAGCAGTTGCAATTACCCTGTCATCTTTGCTGCGTCCGGGTGCACCCAAGAAGCCGTCTTCACGCACGATGGTTTTCATCTCCTCCAGCAAGTCCATGCTGTAGATGTTCATCATGCCGCGCTCAAAAAAGTCTTTCATGTAGTTCATCATCCGCTCTTTGGTTTGATGTGTTGTCATAAAACCAATAGAGTTGGAGATGCCACCCATGTTGTCGAGTTTGCGCCAGATGTAGTTTTGCATACTGCCCAGCACATCTCGCAAGTCTTTGCCCATCTGACCGCTGGTGGCGGTGGCTTGGCTGCGGATGCGGCGTATCTCAGCCAGCACGTTTTGACCCGGACCATTCACCTCCAAGTTCATGGTGGAGTTCTTGTACGCGCCAGCTAAGTGAGCGATCACCCACGCAAACTGGTAGGTGTTGAGATCAGCGGTTGCAAACTCAGCCACTTGATCGAGGCCATCTGCGTAGCAGCGAAACACTTGGATGACAAAGCGATCAGCCCAATCGCTAGAGCCGTAGGCAGGGTCTGCGCCAATGACGTAGTAGCCTTGATCGACAGGTTCTTCCCACACACGCAGCGTTCCCAGCCGCTCTGTAGAGCGCAGCACCTCTGTGTCTTGGAAGTTCTGCCCAAACACATACCGGTAGCAATCAGGCGTTCTTTTCTTGGCAACCTTGGCAGCTTCTGTGCAACGGCTGTTGGAGAAGAAAGAAGTGCCGGTCATCACGAAGGCATAGTCTTCTGTGGGCGGGAACTCTTGGTACATCAGGCTCTCATCCTTGATGCCTTCAGCCATCTTCCAGCGCCACCAGGCCATTTGTCGTGAGTTGATTTCCACGCCGTAGAGTTTCTTGATTTCCTTGACCCACTCTTTTTCTTCGCCGGTCAACTTGCCGTCCCAGTACGTTTTGTACATGGAGGAGTTGGCATCGAGCGAGTAGTACTCGTTGCGCCACCAGCCGCAGAAGATGGCACGTTGCGTCTTGGCAAACTTGGCGGTCTTGTACATATCGTGGAACATGTTGAAGCCTTGCGCCGTGGACTCAAACATGTACAGCCGCTCAGGGTTCTTCTCAGCAAGAGAGGCTAGAAGGGAAGCGAGACCTTCTTCGTTTCCCCATGAGGCAGTCTCTGTACCGTGAAGGTAAGTAATAGCCTTGCCCTGCCCCAGACGAGATTTGTTTCCAGCAATCTGGTAGAAAATCCGGGAACGGTTTTTGAGAACCATTTGATTTCGGTTGTGGGCAACGAGAGGAATCTTGTACTCTTTGGGGAGACCTTCGAGGTACATACCCAGAGTTGAACGAAACATGTCTCGGTTTTCTTCTGTATCTGCCACCAGCGTACCCTGCCAGCCGGGGTGAGTAAATTGCCAGTAGAGGTCGAGAGCGAGCGATATTGTTGTGATACCCAGTTGACGGCCTTTGAGAATGACAAAGAAATGAACGTCATCTTTTAACCCCTTGGCAATTTCTTCCATCACATATGTCTGAGTTCCCAACGGCTTTGCCATCGGTATCAGGCCGTCTTCTTTTGACTCAATCTTGAGTGCCGCACAAAAGCGGTAGAACTTCTGAAGGTCAA